AAACGGCGTAAGCTGTTTAGAAAAGATCCTAAGATGGGGTAGTCATTTCTGACATTCGGGTAGGAATTAGCCAGTGCCAAAGCACACATGGAAATTGCTTCCTGACGGGGGCGTCTCATTCGCCTTCCTCGTCTGGTAAACGACGTGATCTCAACTGGATCACTAATCATTTTCCCGAGTTTTATAAGAGCAGATGGTAATGGTCTCCAAACATAAAGACCATCAACAGTTGGAAGCCACCATCCTTTCAAAAACGTTGCTTGCGAGATCGAATCCCGCGGAAATACCTTGACTTTGAACCCGAGTTGCTGTCCTGCTTCTGAAACAGACAATTCAGGATGAATCAACCACCATAACCACATGCAAACCGTCGAAAAACTATTATAGCTCGTCGTTACGGTAATGCCTGTCGGCATCTGTGTTCCTCCATGACCTTTAACGAACAGTCGCCCTCTTCTAGCAGTATAGCCAGAAGAGCAGCATTCGTACGCCATTTCAAAAAATTCTCTGGGAAGCCCAAGATGTTCTTGCACCTGGCCTTGAAAATATTTGTTAGGTCCATCATCTTGCGTGTGATCAAAGGCACTTTGGTCAGCTTCAGCAAATGGATAGCCATCCCGACATTCGTTTCCGAATGCAACGACAGAATCATCTCCTGAAACAACAATCGTGAAAATACCGTCCAACAATGAATCAGCAACTTTCGTCAATTGTAAACCTGTGTACCCTGAAGCAAATATGATGCGAACAGTTTTGCCACGGAAAGTATGGATGCGCTCAGCACAAAATGAATCATGCAGAATTTTTGCATAAACTCTTGCCATCGGTGACATTAGAGCGTGAATATGCGGTTTCAAATTCTGAATTGCCCGGGGTTTCATCGTCAAAACCCCGCCCATGTCCTTTTGTGTAGAGAGCGTCTCATTCCATTTAAGGTTGATTGTCTTACCGCCTTTGACGATTTGACCTTGTTCAAGGGCATTATACGCATTTTCCAAACGTTTCCCCTTCTTACCCATAATCTTAACACACTCCGCGAGACTGATTTGCGTCTCCGGAATTGTGTCGAGCAATTCATCTTCTATAACAAAACAAGCCAATGACCGCCAATTTGCATGACGTTCCTCAGTTGTGTTGATATTCTCCCAGAAAGGATCTGATTGGATCCTGAACAGAATTGCAGCTAACAGATTTGATTCAACATTAGCTGGTTGATGGAGTAACCGGTGTGTTATAAGAATTGGAAAGGTTTCGTTCTTCCCAATTCCGTGCTGTAATAACTCGAATGCTTGTTCGATGGTAACCTCAAAACCATCAACAAATATCGAAATCGACCCGCGAATGCGATCTGGTCCAGTGAATGCCTTTGTAACATAAGAAGGGTAACGGGCGTCCGTGGGTATTAACGCGACATTACCTTCCTGAGTTTCTAAAAGTTCACCTTTTCCATACGCATCTTCAAATTGATCGTACCGGCTTTTGCCCGGAGAAGAAGCAGTCCAAGCGTTCCAGCCAACGTGGAACATCAAAGACAAACACTTCCCACCCAATCCACTGTTTCTTAGCATACTCAAACCAGCATGCACAAATAGATTGGCCACAGCTCCCTGTGGATTTGATTGTACATCTCGCACAAACTCGTAACCAACACCTACCGAATAAGAAAA